TTAGTACAGCTTTGCGCCAGCCGGAATGTGGTCATCCACCATCAGCAAATGCAACTTTTCTTCACCGTTTTCGTGGTGCACGGCGGAGATGAGCATACCGCAGGAGTCGATACCCATCATCGCTCTTGGAGGCAGATTGGTGATTGCAATGCAGGTCTTACCAACCAGTTCTTCCGGCTCATAATATTCGTGAATTCCACTCAAAATGACCCTATCTACGCCGGTTCCGTCGTCCAAAACGAACTTTAAGAGCTTTTTGGACTTCTTCACGGCTTCGCATTCCTTGACCTTTACGGCACGGAAATCGCTCTTGGAGAAGGTGTCAAAATCGACCTGATCCTCAAACAAAGGTTCAATCTGAACATTGGAAAAATCAATTTTTTCCTCGACTTCGGGAGCCGCCTGTGCAGCCTCCGCAGGAGCCGAAACTTCCTTGGAAACCTTCTTGTCAGAGTCCAACGGCTTCATTGTCGGGATTAGACTCTCAGCTCCAAAATCAGCCAAATTTTGTGCATTATTCACGAAACATCAGCCATCCCTTTGCACGTAATGCCACATAAGCCTTTATAACCCAATGGGCGTTTGTGGTAAATTCTGTGGTAAAACTCAGAAGAGGTCCGTAATCGCTTCCAGACGGGCGAAGCTGGCCTTCTTTCTGTCGGTGTTGGATTCGTTATACACGTCCATCGTCGTGGAAATATCCGCATGTCCCATGATCTCCTGAATCAGCTTCAAATCGCGTTCACGTTCACACAGGCGTGTGCAGAATGTGTGACGCAACTGATGTACACTGAAATGAGGAAGAATGACCGCATCGCGATTCTCAACCAAAGCTATTCGCCGTTCATGTTGATTGTAATCATCAACGATTCTGGCGATGGCACGATTCACACAATGAGGACTGAGCACGTTTCCAAAACGATTCTGCCAAATGAATCCGCAGTAGCCATCTATGACATCCTGACAAAATCCATCTTTCTGCTGCCGCAAATACTCATTTTGAAGTTCGCGGCGAACATTCTGGAACATCGGGATTACCCGGATACCTTTGCGGGTCTTCGGCGTGGTGATGTGGAATTCCACCTTACCGTTATCCTGTAGACGATAGATCAGATTGTGATTGATGGAAATGATATTCTCCTTCCAGAGCACATCCTCCCATCTGAGTCCCAACATTTCTCCAATTCGACACCCCGTTCCAAGAAGACACGCAAACAGCGGGTTCCAATGACGATACATATCGCTGGTTTCCACATAAGCCATAAAGGCTCGCTGCTGTTCTTCCGTCAGGGCATGGCGCTTTGGCTTTTCCCAGTCATTAGACCGCTTGAGATCGGCCATAATGCCATCCGTTGGATTCATCCGAATCAATCCATCCCGCATGGCAATGGTGAACACGGGATGCAAAATGGTGTGAACTATCTCCACACTGTTTGGTTTGAATCCGCAATCATGCAGCAGGTGATTGAAGAACTTCTTCATAGTGCTGTAGTTGATGGCCGTTACCTCAAGATGCCCAATCTCTTCCCGCACATACTTGTCGTACATGTAACGATAATTTGTGCGCGTGGACTGCTTCAGCTCCGGTTTGTTGGCGATGTAATCATCCCACCGGGTATTCAGTGCAACCTTTTGCTGCGTCAGCAGACCGTCTTGGACATCCCGAAGAATATCCCGCTCCATTTCTCTGAGGCTGAGGCATTCGCGTTTACCTTCCGGAATTGGATCAGTCGTGGTAAGCCGCCATGAATAAATGCTTCTTCTTTCGCCTTTCACATCGTAATAGCGAAATTCATACCTTCCATCGGCCTTCTGGATCTCTCCGTCTCTGAGAATCCGGCCTTTTGTATCTTTTCTCTTGGTTGACATGGACGCCTCCTTCTCCAGAGCCGCCACGTTGCCAAGATACTCTCTGACACACATAGTATACCATAGTTTATCTGAATTCTCAACACCCGTGGCGAGATTTTCTTATAACGCATTAACAGAATCAATGAACTTCTCAAACCGTGCGCGCTTAATCAGCGCATGGGTCTGGTTCCAGAGCACCCAATCGGCGTTTTTATGCTCCGAGACAAGTTTGCGCAATCGGTTCACGCCAATGTGAAAATATAAAGCCGCTTCGTCTATCGAGAGAATGTATTTCTGATGAATCGGAACCTGAACATCCACAGATTTTCCTCCTTTTTTTCAAAAACCAAAAGAGAAAGCGCCCGCCGCGTAGACGAGCGCTTTTTCAAGAGGTCAATTCATATCAATCATCATCCAGCGGGGCGTTTTCTTTCTTGTACTGCGCGGTGCTGACGCCCAGCAGCACGCCAAGGAAGGTATCGACGGCAGTGATCGTGCCGACCACCTCTTCGCCATAGGGGAAATTCCAGATTCCCGCCAGCGCGAAGTAAAGCGTGCCCAGCGCGGGCAGCAGATACAGCGCAATCCACTTGAGAACGTCGTAGGTCTTGTTGCTCAACATACTTGATTCCTCCTTACTCTTCGTAGATGATTTCCAAGCCATAGGCCTTGGCGGCTTCGTGCTCGATGCGGCAGCCGCGGGCCTGCTCCCAGCCCTTACAGAAGTAAGCGGCGTGGCAAAGGCTCATGTTTTCCAGAGACTTTGCCAGGAAGCACAGCGGAATCTGCACAACGCCGCGCGCTTCCATGGCTTCTTTGCCGTACCACTCATCCGTAAACAGGGTGTTGACGACTTCATAGCCCCGCTCCCGAAGCGCACGAATTGCGCGTTCGCGGGTTTCCACGATTTCTTCCTGAGTCTTGCCACCCATGGGCTGACTCAACATTGCTTTGAGCATGGTTGCTCCTCCTTTTTGGCTTACTGCGAATGAATCGGCAGCTTGTTTACTTCCTGCATTACACGTTTGGCGGAGCCGTTTCCGCCCATCTTTTCATAAGGTTGATACAAATACTCGTAGAGGTTTTCATATTCATCACGGGTGATATACCCCCGATCAACGTATCGCATCCCCAGAAACAAAATCCGGTCATGGGCAAGCCCCACGAGCATCCGCGTCTTGACGTCCTTCTTTTCGTAGCGCTTGGAAATATACGCCCAGAAACCGGAGGACGCAATGACCGCGCAGACGATGGTGAGGACCATCTGAATCCATGAATCCATACTTCTCGCCTTTCTGCTTAGCCGCCGGAAACGGCGGAGTATTTGTTGGATACCCAGACGATCTGCTTCCCATGCCGCCCGGCGTGCCAGCCGTTGGGCGCGTCAGCCACCCATTCCAGCACTTCGCCCTTTTTCAGATGTCCCAGGCTGGCATACTTGGTAGAATCGCCCACGCGCATATTCACCGAGTTCGCCGTGATGGTAATTACCTTTCCGTCGGGAATCGTAGGCTCAGGCTGCACGGGCGTATCAGGCTGGGTTTCGACCTCCGTCCCCCAGTCCGGCCGTCCGTAACCGGCAAGGCGATTGTAGGTCAGGCGGTACTTCTTTTTGCATACGCCGCCACCGTTGGCGATCACGCCGTTCGCGCCGGAGGTGTTGCCCTCGATGGTGTAAACGTAGCTGCCGTCCACGGCGCATACCAGTCCCGTATGCTGCACGGCGGGGCCGCCGATAGCGTCCTTGGGCCAGAAAAAGATCTGATCGCCCGGCTGCGGCGCATCGAACAAACGCCCTTTCTTCTGGTAATACTGGCGGCTGTATTTGCATCCAGCACCGCAGTTGCTCTTGCCCATCGGCTGATTGGTCAGCTTCAGCGCCGCGCTTAGCCCATAGGCCTGCACAAAGCACCAGTCCACAAATACATCGCACCAGGCATAACCGTTCTTTCGACCGTTGTAGAACCCAAGCGCGTCGAGGTCTCGCGCATACTTGGTGTAGTTCTTGTTGCCAGCGTTCGCGGTCTTATCATCCAGGCTCAACTTGTCGTTCTTCTCCAGATAGCCGATCTCGTTCTCAGCCACCTGAATGACCCGTTTATAGTCATAGCTCATTTTGATTCCTCCTTCCGCAGTTCCTTTACATATTTGTCTGTTCTTTGCAGCAGCTTGTAGCTGTCGCCCTTGCTCGCATGATTCTTCCAGGAGTTATAGCATTCATCCACCTTTTCGGTGCTTCGCTCGCCCTTACGCTCAAGGGCGGCCAGCTTAGCCATTTTCCTGCGCTCATGCTTGATGTTGGCGGAATTCAGGGTCATAACCACCTTGCCGGTCTCTGTCAACCGGTAGTGAAAGCCCAGAAACAGAATTCCATCAGATAGGGGGATAATGCCGGTTTTCTTGGTGTTGAACTGACATTCGAGGGCTCGAAGCCTTTGCGCAATGTGCGCCTTGCATTCAAGCAGATACTCCGCATCCTCATGGATCAGGATGAAATCGTCCATGTACCGGATGTAAAACTCGATGTGCAGCTCTTCCTTGATGAAATGGTCGAGCGCGTTCAGGATGCCGATTCCGGCAATCTGAATCATCTGGCTTCCCGGATTGTAGCCGATCTCACGATCATACTGGTTGTCCAAAATACAGCAGGCCTGCTGGTAAGTCCAGCCGTCGATCACCTTCCTGAAGCAGTCCTTTACCACCTTGTGCGACATGTTCGGATAATAGCCCTTGATGTCGCATTTCAGCACATATCCCGCCGTGCCGTGCTTTCTGTAAAACCTTTGCAGAAAGTTCTTCAGCCTCTCCCGCGCTTTATCAGGTCCCTTCCCTTTTTGGCAGGCCATGTTGTCGTAGATGAAGCTGCGGCTGATCTTGGGGTAGAGAATATTGTCATTCAGGCTTCTTTGGAAAACGCGATCCCGAAAATGCACGCTCACAATGTCGCGCTCCTTGGGGTAGTAAACCTTAAATTTTCGGGTCTTTTTCTGCTTGTATTTTCCATTTTGAAGCTGACGGGCAAGAATCAGATTCTCCTCAATATTGTTGAGAAAGTAATGCGCCGGGGTATCTTTCCATAAGACGCCCTTGACGCATTTCATCATCGATTCATGCAGCGCTTCATAGCCTGCAACTTTTTGAAAATCTCCGGGGTGCTTAGACCGATCATCACCCTCAGGCGATGCGGCCATCCCCTTCGTATTGTTTCGCGTGTTCTTCACGCCTGGTCACTCGGCTCCTTGTGTCAGATTGAAAATGCGCCAAGCCTGCGGCTCAGCCCTGTGATTTTCTAAAGAGCACAATCCGGGGAGAAACGATTCGCGTTGCTGGCGTTGTTGTTGTTGACATAGCCCGCGGAATTCACATTCCACATATTATTCGCATTGCCACGATTAGCACTCCGCAAACGCACGTTCTGCGCTCAGCCTACAGCCAGTATATCAATAGAGTAGTATGTCACCTGAGCATGAAGCGATTGGTGTCGTCATCGATCCAGCCGCATACACGGTTTTTCACGTTTACCACCATCTGCCCCCAATACGCCACGCGGCGGGAGCTCAGATGGAAAATGCGATGCGCCAGATCAATCAAATAAAGAAGGCGCTTGCAGTTACGCAGCGCCTGTCTTTGCAGATTGTTCCGTTCGCGGTAATCGCCCAGCTGAAACGGTGTTCCAACCCGGACGTTCACATCATTCGCTTCACGGATCCCCAGATAGATGTTCTTCGCCGTCTCGACGATGTCATCCGTTACCTGTTTCCTGTATTCGGGAAGGAAGACCTTTTCGTTTGCCGTAATTTCGATGGTGTATCGAGCCAGGCTCTCCGCCTTAATCAGCAGCGAAAACTTTCCTTCTTCTCTTTCTCCAACCGGTACGGACATTATTCACCTTCGGCCTCATAGGCTTCTCCGGTAATCGCCCTGTACTCTTCCTCGGTGATCCATTTTTTCACCACAGCGTTTCGCACAGCGCCGATCTTCCAGAGGCCTTTGTCGTAGTATTTTTTTACAAGATTATACTTCTTGCTCATGGTTTAGTTCCCCCTCCTCTTCGGGCTCGGATGCAATTTCGCTCAAATCGATATCCGCCATCATGGCGATATAATCAAGCTTAGCGTCTTGCAGTTCCTGCTCGGTCGCCTGCTGTGAAATGTCCATCTGAGCCACTTCCAGCGCCTGCTTTTCCACCAGATTCATCGTGTTTTTTACATAAAGCATGGGTCTTTTACTCCTTTCAACGCATTTTTTGTTCCTCATAATTTCCGGGCGGAGCCTTTCAGGCGGGCGTTCCGCCCGGATGGGGAGCGATTAGCAGATGACACAAGCCGGGGAGAAACGAAGCGCGTAGCTGGCGTTGCCGTAGCTGACATAGCCCGCGGACGGCACACCCCACATACCATACGCACTGCCACGATAAGCACTCCGCAAACGCACGTTCTGCGGAGAATTGGCGTTCAGCGCCGGAATCTTGAAGCCCTCGAACTTATTGGAATCGTACCAGCCGACGGGACCGGTCACGCCGAGGCGCTTACGCCAATACGGCCAGTAGCTGCCTTCCACGTTCGCCAGTTGCGGATTAGCGTTCATCTGCTCAAGCGACGGCAGGAAGAACGTATCGTAGATGTCCTCCGTGGTTGCGGAGAGACCTTCTACCGTATTCAGCGCAGTCGTCACCTTGACTGGCTTGATGGCGGCAAGGAAGTCGTCCGAGAAGCCGGACATAAAGCCTTTCTTGTTATACTGATCCGGGCGAATGTCGAAATCCTCCTGGCTCGTCCACCAGTTGTTGCCAGCGGCGTTCAGGTATTGGCGAATTGCCGAGGTCCCCCAGCGGTTATGGCCGTAGCCCGCGCACTGCATGGAATTCAGTCCGTCATCACCAACAGAGGCAATGATACTTGCTTGCGCTCAGGAACGCATGGCTTCCCTCAAGGTCTGAATGCCTGTTCCAGTTCATGCAGAACTTCCTCCTTATTCTCGGGAAATATAAATCTCGAAAAGGACATGTCGTTCATCCGTTTCACGTAATACTTTTGATTGGGCTGCCGATGCGCGTTCGCATTCGCTTTGCATTCCAGCGTCGCCCAATGCTTTCCCCAGAGAACCAGAAGGTCCGGAATGCCCTGAATATGTCCAGAGTCCAGCTTCGTGACGATGCAGCCCTTGAACAGCGTCTTCAGTTCCCGAATCAACGCTCTCTGAAAGTCGCGTTCCAGTTTGCTCGCTTTCACAAAACCGCTCCCTTCATAGCATAAAAGAAGAGAGTAAGCGCATATTGTCTTCTCTCTTCATAAAAGGGCATGTTTTTCACGCGGACAAAAAAAGCCTGCGAAGCGAATTCGCAGGCGGTGGGGAAGGAATTACAGCATGGGATCCGTTGGGTCGATTAAATATAATGCGCAGTATTTCTTGCAGAAGGGGTAATTCTCGCGGCAATTTGTCAGGCAGTCCGCTCCCGGCGGCTCCGCTCCAATGTAGTCAAAATATGCCGCGCGGCTCATCTGCTGTCCGCACTCCGGGCAATACCACAATCGCCCCTTCGGATTCCATTTCATTTCGGAAGAACAAATATCACAAAGTACGCTTTCTCCGTTTTCGTCATAGGCGGAGTTAGCCCACTCGTCTTTCATGTCCAGTCTATAGATCTTTCCGTACTCGTCTTGGTCTCGTGTCATTCGGCCGCCTCCCTTCTCTTCGCCTGGCAAAGCTCATACTGCTTTATTCTATCACATTTTTGCCGGGCAGGGGAGGGCTTGAAAATATAAGATTGGTCTTATCGCATCTTCCTCTCTTTTTTATCATTAGCGAGCTCAAAATTACCCGTTTTGAGGCTTGTGGCCAAATGCCCACTTTTTCTCCTATACTCTCTATAATTATTTATTTTTTAACTTTTTATAGAAAGGTATGAAAAAAAGTGGGCAAATGGGCAGAAATGCTGTTTTTCACCCCAAAACCCTCGAAAAGTGAACTTATGTGGCCTTATGTGAAGTTATTTCATCGATTTTTCTGCCCACTTTTATCCTGCAAAAGTGGGCTTTTGCCCACTTTTTCTGGCCACAGCCCACTTTTTCTTCGGAATTTTTTCTTCAAAACCCAAACAAAAGTGGGCATTTGGCCATTTTTCAAAACAAAAGTGGGCAGAGGTTTTCACACGTCCTCACTCGCCCTATGCTGCGATTTCTCGCTTTCAAAGCCGTCGGGATAGCGCGCCGCCAGCTTATCAAGGTTCATCTGCATCACCTTTTCCAGCGAATATCCAAGGGCGTCCGCAACCAGCGCCAGATACCACATCACGTCGCCCAGCTCCTTCGCCAGATGTTCGCGATCCAGCGCATGGCCCTGAAACAGATGCTTCTTGAAAATATCAATCGCTTCGCCCGCCTCGCCGTTCAGGCCCATCAGCCCGTGCAAAATCCGCAGCGAGTTATCATCCTCCTTCATCCAGGGCAGGGGGCTCTCCGAGCGCAGCGCAGCCTTTTGGTACTTATTAGGGGTCATCTTTTCTCATCCTTTCTTCGTTTCACGCACGTCCTCGGCATTCGCCGATCCGCGCTTTATTCAATTCCGTTTCTTGTCTTTTCCGCGTCACAAACCATGTTTGCTCCTTCACAGCGGACAAAAGCTCTCCGCATCGCCTACCGTAATCACCCGGTCGATCCCGGCGTTTTTAATCATCCGCCTGCAAATCAGACAGGGCTTCACCTGACTTGGCGAAAGCCGTTCACCCTTTTCAAAGCCCGCCAAATATAACGTGCTCCCCATCATGTCCCGTCTGGAAGCGGACAGAATCGCATTTTGCTCGGCGTGTACAGCCACACATTTTTCGTACTGCTCTCCGTGGGGAATGCCGTTCGCTTCCCGGAAGCAGTAGCCCGTATCGCAGCAGTTTTCCTCGCCGCGGGCAGCGCCGTTGTAGCCGGTAGCAATGATCTCGTCGTTCTTCACAATGACCGCACCATACTGCCTGCGGATGCAGGTGCTCCGCCGGGCCACCATCGCCGCGATGTCCAGATAGTAAGCGTCCTTACTCGGTCTCTTGTTTTTCATAAAGCACCACGCATCCTTTCTTCAAGCTCTCGGGCACATTGATCAGCCGCTGGTTCGCGCTGCCGCGCCAGTCCAGCTCCATGCTCGCCGTATCCTGTTCAAACCTGCCGTCCACCAGCACGTCGATGTGCTTCAGCAACTCCTTGCGGTTATCTTCCCACTCCACGATCTGCTCAAAGGTATAGCCTGTGTAGCACCATACGCTCAGGTCCTTTGTCTTGGCAAACTGCGCCAGCTCCAGCGCTGCCATGGGTTGCAGAAATGGTTCGCCGCCGCTGAGCGTAATGCCGGAAAGCAACGAGTCGCTGACCATCAGTTTTTTAATGAATTCCGTATCCATTTTCTCACCGCCATACATCGGCCAGGAGCCTGGATTCTGACAGCCCTTGCAGTGGTGCAAACACCCCTGAAAAAATATTGCCAGCCGCACGCCCGGCCCATCCACATAGCTGTTCGCTTCAAGGCCGTAAACACGAAACATCATTATCTTTTTCTCCTTTCTTTTCAGAAAAAGAAGAGGGCAAGCGTTCTCCGCAAGCCCTCAAATATCATTTTTCTCTGTTCGCCAGTACGTCGCAGGCGTTCTTACACGTCAGCACCAGCCAGTAACCGACGATGACGGACCACGCCGATCTGCCCAAAAATAACAAAACGGCCACCCAGGCCGCAATCAGCATCAGAAAATATACGCATAGCTGCGACGCTTTCTGCCAGAAGCTCATGCGCTTGCCTGCGCTTTCACAGGCTTTTCGCCATAGACGATCTTCTCGTAAGCCTCGATTGCTTCCATGTAGCTGTCGTAATTACCCTCAAATACGCCGTTGATATGCAGCGTATAATAGCCGCGAGGATCGCGCTTAATTTCAGACTCCATGTTTCACCCTGTCCCTTTCTTCCGCCTGCTTGGCGTTATTCCATCTGTCCAGCGTACCCACCAGATAGCCCGTAATGCGGCGCACCCGTTCGAACGGCGTACCCTCTACATGATAGATCAGCTCCACGTGCTCCTTATCGATCACGTTGATATCCACCCCTTTCAGTTCATCGCCGTACTTTTCCAGCCCACGCTTCTGATAAGCAGCGATTTCTTTTTCGCTCATCGGCCAGCCGATTACGTTAATCACCATGAGAAATATCTCCTTTCTGCTCTCCGTCCTCATCCGAATCCCACGAATCCTCCGAATCGATACGGTCGATGGTCTCGCTTTCAGTAAAGCGGTGCCGTCTGCCGCATTTGGGGCAAATATCCCCGATAATGCCGTTGTAGCCGCATACGGGATCTCGATCCACCGGATGGTTGATGCTGCCATAACCAATGCCGCATTCCTTCATGTGGCGAATGATTTTCTCGAACGCCTCCAGATTCTTGCTGGCGTCCCCGTCCATTTCCACATAGGAAATATGCCCCGCGTTGGTCAGGGCATGGTACGGCGCTTCGATTTCTATTTTTTTCGCAGCGGTGATGGGAAAATATACCGGAACATGGAAAGAGTTTGTGTAATACTCCCGATCGGTCACGCCTTCAATCTCGCCGTAAAATTCCCGATCCAGCTTCACAAAACGGCCGGACAGACCTTCGGCGGGCGTCGCCAGGCACGTCACATTCAGGGACAGATACTCGCTCTGACAATCGCAGTAGTTGCGAATATAATGAACAATTTCCAACCCCAGCTTCTGCGCCTCTTCGCTTTCGCCGTGATGCTTGCCGGTCAGCGCTTTGAGGGCTTCCGCCAATCCTATAAAGCCGATGGAAAGCGTACCGTGGCGCAGCACCTCCAGCACCGGATCGTCCGGTTGCAGCTTCTCCGAATCCAGCCACACTCCTTCGCCCATCAGGAAGGGGAAATTGCGCGCACGCCGCGCGGCCTGTACCTTAAAGCGCTCCAGCAGCTGCTTCATCACATAACTCAGCATGTTGTTGAGGTGCGTGAAAAATACCCGCGTGTCCCCATGGGCTTCAATCGCAAGCCGCGGCAGGTTGATGCTGGTGAAAGAAAGGTTTCCTCTGCCGGGCGCGATCTCCGGCCCGTATACATTGCCCATCACCCGCGTGCGGCAGCCCATGTAAGCCACCTCAGTTTCCGGGTGTCCGGGCTTATAGTATTGCAGGTTGAAGGGCGCATCCAAAAAACTGAAATTGGGGAACAGCCGCTTGGCGGAAACATGCATAGCCAGCCGGAACAGATCGTAGTTGGGGTCGTCCGGATTATAGTTCACGCCTTCCTTTACCCGAAAAATCTGAATCGGGAAGATCGGCGTTTCTCCGTTGCCCAGTCCCGCCTCCGTGGCCAGCAAAAGCTGCTTCATGGCCAATCGCCCGGCCCAGGAGGTGTCCATGCCATAGTTGATGCTGCTGAAGGGCACCTGCGCGCCGGCCCGGCTGTGCATGGTGTTTAGGTTATGGATCAGTCCTTCCATGGCCTGATAGGTGTCGCGGATAGTTTTCCGCATGGCGAAGACCGTCAGCCAGTGATCGTCCACCGTAGTTCCTCCGCGCAGCGTGTTCCATAGTTCCTCGCCCTCGCGCAAATATCGCTGGTAGGTCAGCCGCACGCCGTCCGCCATCGCATAGTCGAAGTCTACAATGCTCTGGCCGCCATGCTGGTCGTTTTGGTTGCTCTGAATCGCAATCGCCGCCAGCGCCGCATAACTGCCGATGGACTTTGGCTCCCGCAGGTGACCGTGACCCGTATTGAAACCACCCTTGAACAGCTTTCGCAGCTCGATCTGCGTGCAGGTGGTTGTCCAGCCGTAGAAATCCAGATCGTGAATATGAATCCAGCCTTTACGGTGCAGATTGGCGATTTCCGGATCCACCATGGTTTCCAGATAATATTCTTTGGCAGTATTCGCTCCCTGCTGAAGCATCGCGCCCATGGGGGTATCGCCGTTGATATTGCCGTTTTCCCGTTTGAGGTTGCAGTCCCTCGCGTCAGAGCGGTTGATCTCGTCGCAAATCTTCATCACCGTCTGACCAAAGTTGAGTTCGTTCATCTTTTCGTTCCCTCGATCCTCCGTCTTACAGGAATTTTGCCGCCCAGATCAGAGCCAGCGCCAGAATAGCCGTAGGAATCCACGTGGGAGCAAGCACCCACAGCCACGACCATTCGATCACGCCGACCAGCTTGAGAACAATAAATATAACAGTCAGCGTGCTGCACAGACCCAATCCTCCGCCGGCGCAGTTATGCTTGTTCATGCTCCGTTTCCTCCTTGTCCAGTTCTTCCTTAATCTGCTCCAGAATGCCCTCCACCAGGCTCTTCGTTTTGGGATGCAGAATCATGCCGGGACCGTGCTTTTCGTACCACGAGAAGATTTCCCGCAGGTTGCCGCTCTTGAAGGAAAAGCTCCACCAGTCTGCGATCATTTCATAAACGTACTCTGGCGGCATCTCCAGCGCTTCCATCGGCTCATCGTCATGGATCAGCACCCAGTGCTGCCAATGATGAGGATTGCGGTGAATATGCTTGAGCCAAGCCTTATGAAAGTCTCGCACCACGCGGGTGGAACGGTTGCCGCCGTAAAAATAATCGTCGTAGGCACGGTATTCGTCCCTTTTCGTTTTGGATATATCGTGCATCCGCACCAGATTCTCGATTTCCATCCCATATACCGGACTGACCGGAAGGTTGTCCCACATCCAGACCCACGCTTTGCCTACGTTGGTCACATGCTCCTTCAGGTAATCGTCATACAGCTGGCTCATCCTTGAGCACCTTCTTCCACGGCAGCCTCTTCATGACACCATTCCTTAAAAATATCATAGTACGCGCCACGGTTGCCGCTGAGCTTCTTGCAGATCGCCATGGCCAGCCCCTTTTCCTTATCAAAGGGATCGCCGTTCTGGGCCTTCACCACGGTTTTCGAGCCGTCCAGCCAGAATACGATGGTTGCGGGCGCGTTGAAAATAACGCGCTCGATCGTCACGATAAGGGGCAGCTTCAACAGTTCGTCGTCGATGCAGTTGGCGTGAATGCCGTAAACGAAGTTGAGACTTTTCTTGATTTCCTGCAAAATATCGCTCATGGTTTTAGGATCATTCATCTTTTTTCTCCTCCGCTTTCTGTTTTACCGTCGTCAGCAGTTTGAAAATATCCTCCGCCTGCTGCCCCTGAAAGGCGTTCACAATCGTAATCGCCTTGCCGTCCTTCTTACCCACAATGCACAGCCGGTTGTCCGGCCCGTGGGTCAGATCAAAGCTCACCATCAGCACCTCAGTCGGCGCTACCGGAATCTGCTGCATATCGCTTCCTCCTTACAGCTTATTAAGCTCCATAAACTTTTCCAGCGCCATACGCTTGGGGTAGGCGCTCGTGTTCACCCGAATTTCCGGAATACACAGCTCGCTATCTGACATCGTAGGAATGCTGATCCACACATCAATGACCTTAATGCCCTCCGTGTTCGGAATCAGCTCTTCGGCCCGGTCGATCAATTCCTGACCCATCAGTTTCAGCATCTCAATGGCCATTTCCCGGTATTTCATTTCACTCACCCCTTATCCAAGCGTCATGGTCACGTTCTTACCCGCCTTGTCCGCCATGCTCGACGCAATCGACTGGTAAATTTTACCCACGTTGTCCAGATTGCGCTGGTAGTCGCTCATCAGCCCATCCAGCTTCCCGTCGAACCGCTCAAGGAGCATTTCCTTCGCCTTTTCCGTGGCGTCCTCCATGATCCGGTTGCCGTCCACCTTAGCCGCTTCCCGGGCGATCGCGTCGGATACGCTCTTACTCAGCTTGCCGTAGCTTTCTTTGACCGCATCGCGAACGCATTTCTGCGTCTGCCGGGCCAAATCGTCCTCCACACAGCGCACCGCATGGTTCACTACTCGTCCAACCTCATGGGCGGCAGCATTGTTGATTGCCCGGTCTACCACGTCGTGCTGAATGTCCACTACCGTCAGCTCGGCCACATGATCGCAGGCCTTGCTCACAAGCCGTACAGTCCTGCGCAGCTCATGATGACAATATACCGCCGCCAACACGGATGCGCCGGAAAGCACCAGCAGACCAATTCGTTCCATACGGCGGAGCTTGCGCTCAAATTCCTCCTCACGGGAAACAGTGTGATTATCCATATCCTTATACTCCTTTACCATTTAATGAATCGACTTTCGTTGAACGTCTTCTTGTCCTTCAAAGCCCGGCTGATGGCCAGATCAATGCCGCTGTGGCTTTTCAGATGATAATAGTAAAGGTCATGGAACGGCGTGTTCAGCCGGTCGATCCGGCCGCTTGCCTGTACCATGACCTTGTAGGAATAATTCTGGGAATAAAAGAGAATGGTGTCCGTTTCGATGCAGTTCCAGCCCTCCGAGCCTGCGCCATAGTTCACAAAATACACCCAGCGATTGGTCTTGGGAATGGGTTCGTGCTTGTGTCCGTTCCATTCCGCCATAGCCGTTCCCGCCGCCCAGCCCAGTGATTTCAGAATTTCCAGCTCATAATCAAAGCTGTAAAATATAATCATCTTCGGGTGCTTCTCGGCGATTTCCAGCGCCATTCTCTGACGGCTTTCGTCCTGGTTGACGGCTCGTCGTAAGCAGTAGCACAGTCCGCCCGCGTTCTCAATCGGTTCGTTCTTCCAAATATCCCAACGGGAGCGCATCAGATCCTTATACAGCGAAATATCGTACTGTACATATACATCCTCGTGATGCGCCTGCGTGGGACGCTTGAAATCCATGTCAATCAGGATAGAATCCCGCAGTCTTTCCAAACGCCCCTCGCCCAGATACCGCTCGATTTTCGGAAACTTCGCCGCGTGAGAATATACGATGTGCTCCCGTGTAAACTGGGTGCGGTTCTTGTAAAAGCCATTGGCGATAAACAGCGGAATATAATCGCTCCAGTTATCGCCCGGCGTGGCCGACAGAAGAATCCATCGGTTCCGCCTTGCAATTCTCAGGAAGCTCTTTACCCATACGCCGCTGCCCACCACGCGCTGCTCGTCAAATATAAAGAAGGCGTTCTCTGCCTCCGTATATTTGTGCACGTTGTTCCAGCTGTCTACTATCACTTTGTTGCCGTATAGGTTGGTCTCCTTTATAGTAGAAAGCAGGAATGGCGCCAGCTCCTTTTCCCATTCGAAGGTGTCGCGCTTGCGGGCGGTGGTGATGATGTAAAGATCCATCGGCGGATCGTCCATGGGAATATAATCCTCGCCCTGGAGGCAGGCGATTTCGCCGCCGTTTTCCAGATAGTAATAGCTGATCGCCGTCAGGCTTTTTCCGCTTCCAACGCCCCCGCATACCACACAGCCGTTCTTCATCCGCTGAATAGCCTCCAGCTGATGCGAATAGAGATTGATTCTTGCCAACGCTATCCCTGCTTCCTTGTTGCAACGCACGCCCTGCGCTTCGCTGGCGCGCGCTCTTTTTATATCCGCTTCTTGGTTGTCAGCGCGTCGCAAATCCTGTTTGCTCCTGTGTTTCTTAAAACGGATCGTCCTCGTAGTCCTCCCGGCGACGGCGATAGCGCTCCGCATATGGGTCGTCATCCAGGTCCTGCTCCACGTACATCGTGCGAATATACAAGCTCAGTTGATGATTCACCGGGTCGTACTCATACGGGTTCAGAATCACGTTCACGTTTTTCACCCGCATGTGGTCGATACATGCAACGCTCTCCTCATCCAGCAGCACAGGCTCGCTGTCGCCGCTTACCAAATATACCTTCGGCGGGTACTTCACCGGCGAGCCACTGCGCGTCCTGTACATTAGCACGCCCGTCACAAAGTATTCCGGGACGAAGCTCTGCGGATCGTCGTCCGGACGCGGTCTGGTTTCGCGCACCTTAAAGCCCGCCTTAATCAGATCCCGCGCCTGCTCCGGGTCGGGGATCACAATGCTCGCCTTGCGCCGCGCATCGTTAAAGCGGTCGTTGGCAGGGTCGCCGGAAAAGTTGGTCTGGAAAATGAATCGGGTGTTGTCCACAGCAATGGTCTTTCCAATCATAGGTCATTACTCCTTTACAAATATCTTGCTTTCTCCGTTGTCGTCGGTGATAGTAACAATAGAACCTGGCGTGAACCAGCATTTCTGCGAGGCCCAGGCCAGGTCCAAAGTCGTCATGGGTTCAACTTCGAGCAGGTAGCTTCGATTCCCACTCTTTACCAGGAAGAATCGGTTACACTCCGTCATGCGCATCTCCTTCCGGCGGCACGTCGTATGGGTCATCCGACTGGAACCATTCGAAATCGCCGTACTTGGAGATGGTCTCAATGGCGTCATCCACCAGCTTGTCGTAATAGCTGCGGTCGATATCGCCTTCGCGATGAAGCGCCGCAACCATCTCGCTCTCCATCCAGCGGAATCCCTTGCTGCCAGTTGCCGCGGCGTATTTGCCGCCCGCTTCCCGCAGCAGCACGCCGCCTCCGCTTCCGGCGTTTACCGGCGTGAATTCACCCACGCGCCCCACAAAGCGGTAGTCGTGTCCTGCTGCAATCTGCTCGTCCAGTGTGCGCAAATATCTTTCGTCCTGAACCGGCAAGCCTTCTTCGCCAGAAGCCTTGTAATCGATCCAGTCCTCCAGATTCATGTGCAGCTCCTTCAGCTTCTTTTTGAGCAGGTCTTCCTCATTGCTCACATCTGGCAGCGCTTCGTTCATGTCCAGATACAGCGCGCCGCTTACCGAGAAGGTCTCGCACATGTCCTTGAACTCAAGCGGCTCGCGGCTGAACAGGGTCTTGAACACATAGGGCACCGCAAACTGCTTGCCTGTGGCTGTCCATTTGCCGTCGTCCTTTCCGCCTTTGTATCGGGCAATGTATACAGCGTCGTTCACTAAGCACATCTTGTCGTAGGTGGCCTCATGCTCAAAGGTGTAGCCATAGCGCTTGCCGTAGTCCATCACAAAAGCGATGATATCCGGGTCTGCGTCTGGAATCTTGATGGAGTCCGTCTTGATGTGCGCCACGGTGAAGCCCCGCTTCTGCACCTCGTGCTTCAGGTTTACCATGAACAGCGCGCCGCGCTTGGCTACGATGTTATCGCGATTACGCGGATCGCGGAAGGCGTTCTCGAAGGCTGCGCTGGTCAGGCCGTATACGGAATTGATAGCCGTCTTCAAGGCGTTTGCCAGCTGCTTCGACGTCATTTCGCCGTTAATGACTTTCTGTACATAAGGTGCCAACTTACCATCCAGGATATGATTCACTTCGTCCCACGCCTCATGCTTGATGCTCACGCGGCCGTCCACGATTTCCTTAAAGCGGCGGGTGAATGTGGGACCAAACAGGCATTCCGCAATCACGCTGTGCGGGTGCATGGACGCAATATCCAGCAGCGCCACATTTCCGTACATTCCCGGCTCAGCATAGACGTATCCGCCTTCGCCTACCTCCTCGCCTTGGTAGATGCTTACATAGCCGCGCCTGGCCTGACCGGGGATTATTTGACCAGAATCATCGAGGAACTGAACGCCATTGTAAGCAACCGTCGATTCTCCCGGACCGAAATAATATCCGGGAAAGTAGGGGAGTAAGCTGTCTTCTTCGCCGTGGAGCTGCGCCATCATTTCCGGGCAGGCGTCCTTGAGGAATTTCAACACTTCCTGCTTCAGCTCGTGCACCGGCTGGCTCAGATCACGGTAGTTGAATTCCGCCTGCGGCCTGCGCACCCGGTCAAATATGATTCGTGTGGTCAGGCTGTTGGTGGTGTCGTTCACCGTCATCCCGGCGATGTCTGCTAGAATCTGCCGCGCCGTCCAGTCCGCCGAAAGGTGATTAAATACCGCTTCCGTGGCGATTACGTCGTTGTCGCAGTATTCGGCTACCTTGGGCCACATTTCCTCCGGCACAGGCTTGTCCCATGGCAATCCAAGCTCCTGATGGTGAATGCCCAGCTCAATTTCGAATTTCTTCAGGCTCTTCTTATTGCCTGCTGAGGCGAAATCGTATACGTCCGTGTAGCTGACAGTATACGCTTCCCCAAAGAAAGCATCGCTGCGCTTGCCGCCGGATATAATCCGCTGACTCAAGTTGTAGAGCTGCATATTGCTGTAGCCCATCAACCTTCCCCAGAGAATATGATTATCATAGCGGCGGCAGTTGAAGCCGATCAGGCGATAGCGCATCAGCTCTTCCACTTCAGCAGGCGTAGGGTTAATCATCCGAACAACCTTTTTGCCCTCGCCCTGGAGTTTCCAGTTGATGAGGAAGAGGTTTAGGAACACCTCCACATCGTAGAACACGATGGGAGCCTCACTTGGAGCTTCGGCCTCCGCTTCCTTGTCCTTGGAGCGGAACTGCATCTTGCCCACCAGTTTCAGGCAATAATCGGCCTGATGGGTGCTTCGCGCTGCAAAGGCGTATACGGCATTTCGCATGTCGCTCACATCGTAGCTCAGCTTTTCGTCGTGATACGCATCCTCCAGAATCTTGTAAATGAAATCGATACTGGGCTTGGTGCCGGGATGGATTTCCTTATCCAGATTTCTTTTAATCAGCGCCCGCAATCCCTTTTCGCTTTGCACAGAATCAAAGTTTACCGTTTTTTTCGCCTCCTTCAGCGGCAGTCCATGGGTAAGGGTAGCGATGGGTAAGTCGTTGCACAGAGAGAGTTTTCTGCGCAGACTGGAATTGCCGTTGAACACCTTCACCTCAATGTGATCGGCATAGATGCGGCTTAGCTGCGTCACGTCGCCCTGGTAAATATAATGCAGATGGATGGCCTTGCCGCTCTTGCTCACCTCCGCATACGTCGGCGGCCATTTGGATGCCTCCTCCAGATTGCGCTCAAAGCTCTTTTCACCATCCGCCCCCAAAATATCAAAGTCGATTACAATCAGGTTCAGCGGCGTTTTCACATAATGCGGCTTTGAAGTGTCCAGATCAGCAAGCGTTGTCTGCACATTCTCCCACTTCCGCGAGGGTGTTCCGTTGTCGTTGGCATACTGCGCCGGACAGGAAGCGTACTCCCTGTCAAAGCGACTGGGCTGCGCTTTCAGATCGAGCGCCGGCTTTGGAATCTGAGCGGGTTCCTCTTTTTCCTGCTTCTCTTCTTCAAATTTCTCCTTCCGAAACCCCCGATAATAGCTTCTCACCCGCGTGCCATCGGAGAGAATTTCCCGCTCGCTGTATTCACGGAAGTAGTTTTTCAACTCTTCCTTGAATGCGCGCTGCGTGTAGGGATAACCAACCTTCGCATCCTCACAGTAGGTCTTGTACATCGTCCATGCGGCCTTGAGCGTAGTCTCGTCGCTTTTGTTAAACACGGCCCAGCTGTCCAGCACGAAATTGTAAAAGTCATTGGATGCGCTGAGCATGGAGAGCGGCACGTAATCGTCGTAAGCGTCCGGCTCTTGTAAATATACATCCATGCAGTGCTTGGCAATGGCGCCCAGCTCAAAGGTAATCTGCTTCATGAGCTGCCTGTATTCTCCGGGACGAATCTTTTCGCCTGTAGGCGATACATCGATCAGTCGCCTGAGCAGGCCGCTCTTCGCGTCCGTAATCTTCACCGGGCGGTTTGTGCCCATGAACAGAAAGCACTTGAAATTGTTCTCATACATCTTGGAGAACTTTTCATTCACGCTCATTCGCTCATGAGAAACCAGGCTGTTCAGCCGCGTGTTGTCCTCAATCCGGCTCAAATCGCCGTCGTGCTCAATAGCCACCAGCGGATTCTTCTTGAAGGGTTCCAGCGCGAAAGCGTTGTTGTTTAGACCTAAATCCTTCGACACAAACGAAGCCGTATAGCCCTCAAACAGCTGCTCGATGATGCCGATAATGGTGGACTTACCCGTTCCTGCGGCGCCATAAAAAACCATGAACTTTTGCAGTCTGCGGCTGTCGCCGGATACGATGCTGCCGATAGCCCATTCGATTTTCTTGCGTTCGGCCGGAGAATATAACACACTCACCAGCCGGTCCCATGCGCTCACGTCGCCCTCCTCCAACGGATAGGGCAGGCGTTTAGAGGCATAGTCCTGGCGATTGGTAGGCGTATTCTGAAAGATCAGTTTTTCATCCAGCATGTGGAAGGAGTCACGCATCTGCCGCTGGCAGTATTTGTGCCAAACGTCAATCATGCCGCTTTCCGCGTCCCATAAATGCAGCACCTTATAGCCATTGTCAAAGCGCGAAGCATTTTCCTTGGCGTACTTGTCCAGCTCTCCATCGATGATATCCACCGCATCCTGCTCACTGGTAGACCACAGGCCCTTTTCCTCTACCCAAATGGCGTAAAAATCTCCGCCACGAATCATCAGATGCTGGCTGGGATTCCTGATGATAAACTTAGGATAGATTTCGGTCGTCCCGCGCTTGGTCTGGCGGGTAGAAATCATCAGAAAGTCGATCATTGTTTACCCCGCCATTTCGTCTTTTTCTCGAATCTGCCGCTCGATGTTTTCCAGCCTGAGTTGCTGCTCGGCGACTACGCCGCCCAACAGACCGATACAGCAGAACAACAGAAATATGGATCCTCTGCAATCCTTCAGACGTCGGTTCATCTGCCGCAGCGCCTTCTCATGCTGCTCCCGGGTCACATACAGCTCGCTCAGGTTGACGAATGCAATTTTTCGAAAATCAGTCATCACTTTCTCGGCCTCCTTCATAAAGGTTCTCATTCAGGTACCACATCATCTGATACCAGATTTCTGCATCGCGCATATCGTGCTCCGCGTCGCTAATGGTAAACAGCCCGTCAAGACCGGAGGGCAGATACTCCCTTCTCATGAACCTGTCGAGAATATCTGCCGCCGCAATCTTGTCAAAGTGAGCGTCGTCCATATCCCTAAGTCCCAGACTTTCGATCATTTCAAAGAACCATTTGGCTGTTCGATCGCCCAGCCCCGGATCGTCGGTAATATGCTCCTCGCAACGCTGAGAAAGTGCCACCATCATTTCCAGCACACTGCACGGCTTTCCCATTAAGGCTTCTTCCACCAGCGCCGCATCGTAATGGGATTCGTAGGCGAACCGATAGCGAAGATCAATTCCATCATCCGCTCTATTCCCATCCATCTCCAAAATATAAATAAATTCCGTCTCGTGAAGCAGACGGAAGAGCTTTCTAAAGGACTTTTTCCTTGCGTATTTTCCGCTGCACACAAGATGGATCATCCACTCGAAATATGCGTCCTCAATTCTGTCCAGCTCTTCCTGCTCCACCCCTCCTTGGATCCTCAAATCATATCACCTCAAGTATTGACCAGATACGGCTTCTCCCGGAGTACATCCGCATAGCTTCTCGGATCGGCCAGAATCTCATAGTCCGCCTTCAGCCGGTCATTGCGCACAAATACGCTGTCAGGCTCATAGTCGCCAAAGTGATTCAGGCTGTCCTTGCCGATGGTCTCCTCGATTTCGTCATCGCTCATGGCGTGATCGCTGTCGTCCGTAACCGTACCGTCGGCATAGTAGGTCAGGCTGATCTCATCATAGCCATCCTGCGTGCCAAAATCATCCGGTGAAATCACACACGGGGCCTGAATCGGTGCAGGCTTTTTTTCTTCGGTATAGCCCAGCTTCGCGGTATACTGGCTGTAAGCAGTCCGCTCCTTTTCGGTAGGCTTTTGGGGCTTTTCTTCCGGCAGCGGATGTTCCTTGCGGAATGCGGCCTTCACCGAATCGATTTCGTCCTGCACCAGCTGCTCGTATTTATCCTTCATCAGTTTGTTGGCGGCCAGGAATCCAGCGGCACCGCCAGCCGTAAAAAATATAACTCCAATAACACCCTTGTTCATTACTTCATTTTCCTCGCTTTCTACGTTTCAACGCACATCCTGCGCTTTTTTAATTTTTCGCATTTTCAGCCCGTCTTTTGCGGCCATCCTCCCCGCCAAGAATAATGTCGTTCTGCTCCTGGCTTGTAAATTTCTTCAGGCATTGACGGTAATATGCGTCGCTTGTCCGCCCGTCGTACAGGCCTTTGTCGTAGGCAGAGCATTCCCTGCGGCGCTGCTCGTTTTGCTGATAATCGGAAATCTGACGACGCAGCCCGTCGTTTTCCCGAAGAATATGACTGTTATCGGTTTTCTGCTTTTTCTGGTTTTCCAGTAAAAACAGCACCAGCATTGAAAGGGCTGTGATAACGAACGTCAGGATGATTGCTCCGATCATAGTAAACGCGCCGCAGGGCGCTCCCTCCTTCTGTTTCACGCACGTCCTCGGCATTCACCGGTCCGCGCTTGCTTCATTTTCGTTACTTGTTTGTTTCCGCGTCGCAAACCATGTTTGCTCCTTAGTTCTTAATTGTCAAAACAGTTACAGCCAGCCCGCCAAACAGCGCAGATGCGCTCAGCAGAATGCCGCCGACAATATGACGTTTTCGACTGGTATCCAGCAGATTGTCCAGGGAAAATATAAAAGCGTCCAAATACTCCATTCGATCAACCCTTCTTCATTTTCTTCGGTTTGGTCAGCACGGCCACGCCGCCGATCAGGCAAACGCTGGCCATCGCTGCGAGCATTACGCAGGTCGCGGTCTTCAAAGCGGTATCCATGCCTGCACCCCCCTTTCCCTAAATATAAAAGAAAAGGGGCCTATCCCTTACTCGGTGATAAGCCCCTTCTCCTGCGCATGTTCCAGAATCACGCCGTCCACGTTGAAGTCCAGCAGGAACACCTTTTCGTAGTCCCCGGGCTTGTCGCTACGCTTGCGATAGACTTCCTGAATGCCGAAATCCACGTAATTGTCGCCGTGATCGTCCTTGTTCTTATCGTACACCCAGCCGACGGACTGCCCGGCCAAGCTCTTGTCGATGCCCAGCATCTCGTAGACCTCATTCAGGAACAGGAAGTTGTTTGACCGCAGCATGTGATTGGCCAGCTCCTGCTGTGCCTTGAGGAAGAACAGGTTGTAGTCAGCGTTCGGTTCCGCCGCACGCGCCTCGCCATAGGCAAAATATCGTGCATAGTCGGACAAACCGGATCCCAGAACGGTCACATTCTTCTTGACCTTCTTTTCTTTCCCGTTCTCATCCGTTTCCACAACCTCAATCTTTTCCTGATGTCCGTCGAAGCGCAGCTCGCGGTCCACATCCTCGCCAAAGCGCTGAATGACCCGGCCGCGATACTGCTTAAAGCCCGCGTCAACCGCCGCATAAGCCGCTGCCAGCGCCATATTGCGCTTGCGCAGAATGTTGTTGCTGGTCAGAATGCCGGTAACGGACAGCATGCCCACCGCTACCGAAGGCCCATAGAGCTTCACGAATTCCACGCTGGTCTTCATATAGACCTTCGTAAGATCATGCTTTTCGGCCCGTTCGTCCTTAACCCGCTCATACTTCTTATGAACGGCTTCGGCGTCCTGCTTGTGCTTTTCCAGCACCGGATCCAGCCTGCGTGTTGCCTTGCACGCCATCACCGTGCTGCCGATCATGCCACCAATGCCCGTGAACACCAGAATTTCTGGGCTGTGCTTTTTCAGGGTCAACTTCGCCCCGTTCAAAAAGGGCCTCACATCGAATTTCATTTCTTTTCCTCCTTATCGAATGCCGCTTGACGTGTTCGCCGCCAGCTTACGCATTTCTTCGTCACGCTTTTCCACGATGCCGATCAGCCGGTCCAGATACCACCGGGCTTTCTTCAGATCTTCAAGCCCGTTCTTGCTCTTCCAGCGGCACATGTATTTGAGTACATTGCCCGTGTTCGTGGCCTCGCCGCCAACCAGATCCTCGGTGAAGGCTTCAATCACGTCGATGGTCTCCAAGCCGCTTTTGCTCTGGTAATGCTGTGGGTGATTCACATTGTCCGCTGGCTCCACCTTGTTGGTTATGCTGCTGAGCTGCATCCACTGAGCATTGGCCGTATTCATGTTTTCGAAAATCGGCCTATTGGCAATGGCTTCCATAACGTTGGCTTCAGAACTCGCGTCCATAAATATGATACCTTCTTTCCGTTGTCTTGCGCAGGCGGCAATGGTTCCAAAACCACCTGGCGCGCCATTTCAAGCGACTCTTTTTACTCGAAAAACCGCAATGGTTGCAATGAAAGAAATATTCTTTGGCTTTCCAGCCCCTCAGATGAGGTTCGCCATGCAATACGCTCCAAGGCGCTATGCTTCGCCAGCCGCACCAGGGGCACACCCTCAGCTTCTTTGTCTCGTCTTTCATAAACTCGTTGCCCTCGGCAGGCTGATAATATAACCGTCACGCACACGCTCCACATGAGCGTTCCGCAGGTCGGTCCAGCCATACTTGTTGTCGGTATACTGGCAGCTGATTCCCGCCATGTCGAACAAATCGGCCACGCTCACCACGTCAAAGCGCTCCAGCAGCTCCTCCATGCGATAGAGCACTTCTTCCGCGTCGCCGCGGGTCTCGAAGACAATATCATCATAGCTGTACTGCGCCTGCGCTCTGGGGCGGTTGTAGCTGGGCCGTTCGTCTCGATCCTGATAATACTGGCGATAGGCCACCTTTGCACCGGGGCTTCCGCTTTTTCCACGGCTCGGTTCGCCCAGCAGCATGTTGACGCCGTTGCACACAATATCGCTGATCGCCCGTTTGATGGAAGGCACCAGCACATCCATCAAAATATAGCTCTTCACGCTCTCCACATCGCCGGGAACAAAGATGCTTCCGGCTTTCGCAAGCCCGCTCTTTTTGCGCTGCTTCACGTTGCCGGTCACTACCTTTTCCGTTCGCTTTTCCGGCATCGGCTCGTGCAGCTCCTGTTCTTTGGAGCGATGGGAGTTAGGTTTGTAATCTTCCGCCATGAGAAATATCCTCCTTTTCGCTTTGCAAACTGTATCTGTGCCTTACACTGCACGGGAACGACGGCGCTTGCCAATGCCCATCTGAGCGTTATAGCCCTTCCTTCTATATCCGTAGAGCAATGCTCCGCAGTTAGAGCAATACATCGGTATAGGTGTCCAATTATCTTTTGTCACGCACATCACCTCATTAAGTTCCTTGACGCTCTCAGGGCTGATGAATGGTGGCATCCTTAGAGAACTGCTCTTTTCTTGCCTTCTACAAACCACTTTCCGTTTTCTTCATCGAAAAGGAAGGTTTCCGTGCCGCATATCATCACCGTATAACGAAGCCCTGTTCCACCGACCTTGGTCGATGCCGCACGACAGCAGTGCCTTACACGGTCGATCTCGTAGACCTCACCATCTTCAAATTTGATTTTTCGGGGTCGAGCCGTTCCATCCGTCTTATGGGTAACATCGACTTCCACATATACCTTGCGCCGTTCTTCTTCCATCCTTACACCTCATAATTCTTCATACTGGCAACCAGTCTACCAAAATGGCGATAGCCATCCAATGGCTTGTCAGAAACTTTGAACTTAGGACGATCATCGCCGGAATTGTTCAGATAGCAGGAAAGGCGTCCTTCCTTGAAATCTTTGCTGACATCAAAGATAAGAAACATCCCCTCAAAAATGCCATAGTGAGTGAAGTGGTTTCCTCCATCTGCACGGAAAATAATCAGATCATTGCTGCACCCCTGCAACAAACAGGACGGCATCGAAACATAGGTTTCGATCTCATCAGGCGCAACAATTTCATCAATCTTGTTACTGCTTGTACTAATCATACTGACCTCCTTAACAAAGCACCCCGGTCGGCATAGTAATCTCAGGCTTTTCACTCGGCATCCGGAGGTTTTGAAAAAGAATACCGTTGCGGATGCTGTTCTTGCCGAACCGCTGGCGAATGGTTTCAATGCACTGGTCGAGCCTTTCTGCTTTCTCAATCTTTTCGATGTTCATAAACAAATCGACTTGTCGGGGCGTGTCCTGTGGCACCAAGTTGATTGCCTGAATCGTGACTGAGCGAATCGGGTTCCTCCAGTCGTATCTTTTTTCAAAGAGTGCAAAAGCTGCTTTTGCAATCAGCATTGGGGATTGTGTAGGCATATCCAATGCCGTTTGCCATTGCTTTGAAAAAAGTGTGTTGTCCCGTATGTGAATGGCGACTCCATCCGCACACTTTTTGTGGACACGGAGTTTATGTCCGATGTCCTGCGTCAATTCGAGAAAGACGGGCCACACCTGCTCGTCGTTCTCCAAATCTTCGATGGTAGTAATTCCGTGTCCCACGCTCTTAACCGGAGAAACAAAGTCGGCGTTCATAACACGGGATCGGTCATTACCGTTTGCATACTGCCAAAGGGCAATTCCGTTTTTACCGAGCCGTCGGTTCAGAAAGTCAGGATCGGTCTTAGCTAAATCGCCAATGGTTCTAATGCAATAGCTATCTAATACACGCTGCGTTGCCCGTCCCACACCGAGCAAGTCCGCTGCGGGGAGTCCCCATATTTTGTCTCGGAAAGTGTCTTTCGGTATGACCGTCACAGCATCCGGCTTTTTCATATCCGAGCCGAGCTTGGCAAATATTTTATTGAAAGACACCCCGACGGAAATTGTCAGCCCAAGTTCAAACTTGATTGTTTCCCGTATGTCGTTTGCCACCTTTTCGGGTGAACCGAAGATGTTCTCTGTACCACTCACATCCAACCAACACTCGTCCATTCCGTAAGGCTCGACCTGATCGGTATAGCGGCTGTAAACGCTTCTTGCCAGCTTGGAATATTTGATGTACTCCTCAAAGTGCGGAGGCACAACAACAAGGTTTCTGCACTTCTGCTTCGCTTGCCACACTGCATCGCCTGTTTTTACATCAAATGCTTTGGCGGCATAGTTTTTGGCGAGGACTATACCGTGTCTTTCTTCCACCGAGCCGCAGACAGCGACCGGATACTTTCTCAAAGCTGGGTCGAGCATACATTCAACGCTGGCATAGAAGTTATTCATATCACAATGCAGTATTGATCTGCTCAACTAAATCACCTTATTTCTTGGAAATTCTGCGAAACCTCTTGACAAACCAAAGTGTCGTGTTGTATCATATGAACACGACAGAAATGTCGTTGTTGTGATTCAGATTATAGCACGACACCAATGTCGTGTCAATAAGAAGTGACGAAAAAAGTGTCGTGTTGCTAAAAATAGAAATCTTATGGAGGGAATTGATAATGAAGTTCAGCGACAGATTAAAAGAGCTGAGAGAAAAAAATGATATGACGCAGGAGCAGCTTGCAAAGGTTTCCGGTGTTTCCCCCCGTACCATACAGAGATACGAATGCGGAACCTCTCGTCCTCGCTTGGATGCAGCGGAGAAGCTGGCAAAGGCACTTAATGTTTCCGTGGATCAGCTTCTCGGTACGGATGGTATGCTCGTTGCTCAGGCTGCGGAGCAGTACGGCGCACGAGGTGCCAAACAAGCGCAACAGCTCACAGATGAAGTAACCGGTTTGTTTACCGGCGGTGAGTTGGCACAGGATGATATGGATGTTATGATGCAAGCCATTATGGATGCCTATTGGCTTGCGAAAGAGAAAAACAAAAAGTACACCCCAAAGAAGTACCGTTCTAAGGGCAAGCAGGACTGAGTCCCGTTTATGGGACACATTGTGTGTTAGAATGGAAACAGGAACAAACTGAAAAGGGGTGAAGCCGATGTATGTAAGCACTTCGGAAATCGTACAAAAAGCAAACTCCATCGTTGCTCAATGCGGAACCCGTGATCCTCTCAGAATAGCAAGGGACTTAGGAATCGAGGTAATGTATTATCCGTTCAATGAACAGCGTGGAGCATATAAGGTCTTGATGCGTAATCGCTTCATCTTTGTCAAAAATGATCTGCATCCGGTTATGGAGAACATCGTGCTACTTCACGAATTAGGACACGATGCTTTACACCGGGAGGAAGCCACGAAAGTCGGGGGCTTCAAAGAGTTTGAGATCTTCAATATGCGAGACAACCGTATGGAGTACGAAGCCAATCTCTTTGCCGCACAAATTTCCCTATCAGATGAGGACTTCCTTGAACTTGCGGAAAGAGGATACGACACGCAGCAAATCGCACGGACATTGAATTCAGATATTAACCTTGTCGCTCTAAAAGCCGATACGCTGATTTCTCAGGGCTACCGTTTGCGCCAGCAGGAACACTGTAACGATTTTCTAAGATACGACAAATAACTAAGATGCCACCCTTTCGGATGGCATCTTTTTTATCACCTTTAATCAGCGCAAGCCGGTTTAGTTTTTTAGCTCAAACCCGAAAGAGAGCGCATCACCAAGTCGATGTCTTTGTTTTCAAGTTCCTGAATGATGTGCAGATAGGTTTTTTGCGTAGTGGTCATACTTGAATGTCCAAGACGGCGGGCAACGCTCGCAATGGAAACGCCCGTAAATAACAGCAAAGAGGCGTGTGTATGCCGTAATCCGTGGATAGAGATGACAGGGATGTTACAGGCTTTGCAATGCCTGCCGAGAATGTCGTTCACCGTCGAATTATAGACAGTGGAGTTGACAAAGATGGGCTTATCTTCGGGAAGGTGCTTTACCAATTCAGAAAATTGAATGACGGTTTGCCAGTCAATTTGAATTTTCCGCACAGACGACTTATTTTTCGTAGGCTGGAAGCCGCCCTTTCCCTTGTAGTCCCAAGTCTTGCTTATGGACAGTGTTTGATGGGCAAAGTCGAAGTCTTTCGGGGTAAGAGCCAGTGCTTCAGAAAAGCGCATCCCCGTCTTTGCTACCAACAGGATAAAGTAGTCCCAATTCACCTTATCCTTCAGGTCAAGCGAGATCAGCAGCGTGTGTAGCTCAAACTGATTGAGATACTTAATTTTCTTAGCAACCGGTGGCTTCCCCTTGATGATTGCCTTGCGAGTAGGATCTCTTTCAATCAAGCCCTCATCAACGGCGTCAAGTATAGCGCCCTTGAGCTGGTGGTGGAAATCCATCGTGGTTTGGCGCTCGTGGAACTCAGCATAGTCATTCAACAACTGCTGATAAGCGATCCGGTTCATATCACATACTCTCAGATTCGGGACGAGCTTAACGAGCCATTTCTGTGTCATCAGGTACTTATCCATCGTCACCTTTCTGATTGCACCCTTCTTATACACCGTAATCCATTTTGCATAATATTCACAGAACAAGTCTGTTCGTTTGGTTTCTGTTAGCATCAGAATTCCTCCATTTCATTAAAAATGGCTTACGCTGATGAAGGGTGATAAGGTTGTCAAGGCAAGTTAGTAGCTCGCCAATTTTTCTCTGCTCATCTATATATGGTATAGGTATAGGCATTTGAAAAAACACATTGTCTCTAATCGAGAACCTGTCAGACCTTGCGCCGGAATCACCATTGAAATTCATAAAAGAATGCCAATAGCCGCACTTGAAAAAGTACTCCAAATAAGTCGTGTCAATATCGTGCGGGCGAAAGACGGTATATAACGGTGACATTACGCCCGTTCTTCCAAGTTTATTGCGGTTTATCGGTCCAACTGGTGCGGAAGTAGAGATACGAGGGTTATAAACAAAGTCCTCGTTTTTTACAATGTAGTACCCATCCAAGCTGCCCAGCTTTGCTATATCGTGGTCAAAGAAATCTCTTTGACTTATAATTCCGAACTCAGCAGAGTTTGTAAATGTTTCTACATATTGTAGTCCGGCATTTTTCTCCGTGACTTTATCTGTAATTTCGGATAGCTTACGCTGTTCCCAAGAAGAAGTAATTCGCTTTTTGTTTACGGTCAAGATAAGCCTACCCGCCCTTCCAGTAAAGGAAATGCACTTACGCTGATGAAGGGTGATAAGGTTGTCAAGGCAAGTTAGTAGCTCGCCAATTTTTCTCTGCTCATCTATATATGGTATAGGTATAGGCATTTGAAAAAACACATTGTCTCTAATCGAGAACCTGTCAGACCTTGCGCCGGAATCACCATTGAAATTCATAAAAGAATGCCAATAGCCGCACTTGAAAAAGTACTCCAAATAAGTCGTGTCAATATCGTGCGGGCGAAAGACGGTATATAACGGTGACATTAAAGTATGTGATTTGGTCAACCAAACCATATTGTGCTGAGATTGTTAATGGTAGCATAGATTCGTTGTTTGTATTCTTGCGAACTACTCTATCAACGAGTTCATCCAACTTACACTGTTCCCAAGAAAAATCAAAAGAGCCAAGGAAACACCTTGGCTCTCTTGTTAAGACCGCATATTTTTTCATTTTTCGGCTTGCTTTAGCGGTGATGGCACTCATTACGGCATATCAACCTCAAATCCACCGGTAAGAATAAACTGCCGCAAAAGCTGATCCGTTTTCATATTGACCTTGGGTGGAATCAACTTGGTTTGGCTTAAAAGGCACAGCTACGATCTCATTGTTGACTCTCATAAAGCGTTCGGGGTATTTGAATTTCTCACGGTATTTCTCCGCAAGGTCAGGTGGGAGGGACTGGAACCTCTCTGCATCGAAAGGTGCGTAAGCAATGAAAAACTTCCCGCAGATAATGTCCAGCATCTCACGGGAAGGCTCCATCATATAGCACTTTTCAATTTTCCAAGCGTTCTCGCCAAACATATAACCGTCCAGTCTGACGCACGGGTCAGTTCCGTCAAGGCACGACCCGAAGATGGAATAGCCACCCATTCCAGCCTGAAACGCCTTGTTGTTGGAGCTGACGCCATAGGTTCTTGACCTCTCATCGTATGGCTTGTCAAAGCTATCCTGCGTGAAAACAATATAGCCGGAGAGGTGTTCTTTGCCCTCATTTTCCGCTTCACAAAAGCGGCTACGCATTTCGGCAAAGGTCATTTCAACGGCTTGTGGCTCTCCATAAACCGCACGATTCGGGGTCAGCCCGTTGACCTTGCCCTCCTCATTGCAGATGATGGCGACCTCATCCTCAAAGGGCATATATTCCTCAATATCGCCGCCGACCACCTCCTGCATCGCTTCCAAGGTGTCGTCGATCTTGATCATCTTGGGGTACTTGTTCGGCTCCACAAGCAGAACGGAAATCTTTCCGTCGCTTGCTTTCACCGGCTCCTTGCAGAGCGATTTGTCGAAAGAAATCGACTTGAACCCGATACTGTCCACGAAGTAGAAGCCGGGATTCAGGGTGTCACTCTCCCTGATTTCGACTACATCCGATACGGAAAGAGAGCGTCCCTTGTAGTCGGCAGGATGGTCAACATTGAACTTCTGATAGATGTTTTCGAGGGAGATACAGTCCATTTTGCCGTCATAAACTCTGTCGTAAGCGGCTGCGTTGACTTCCTTAGTGCCTTTGATTTTTTCGAGGGATTCCATTCCGATGAAGCACACATTGGCGGTATCCCTGTCCACATTGATCTGATAAATGCTAAACTCAGTCATCGTTCATTCGTCCTTTCTTTGGTTTTGTTGCGGTGGATACCGAGCTGGAAACAAAGAAAGTCATTGTAGTCCTTGCCGCAGGGCGGAGGGCTGTCAATGACTTCATACTTGCTCGGCAATATGGTTTTCAGCGCAAGGCTGGCTTTTCTCCCGGCATTATCGTTATCGAAGTGCAGGAAGATTTTCATTATCTGCGGCTTCTCATCGAGGTACTTCACAAGAGCCGCAGGAGTAGTGCTGTCAAGCCGTTGTTCCGCCTCGTATAGCCTCAGGCGGAGCGCATACTCGCCGTGATTTGTCTCGGCAAACACCTTACCTGATTCTGCAAAAACACGGTAGATCTCAGACGGTTCCAGAACCTCGACCACATCCTCCCTGAATCCGGCAATGACCTGCGGTTGCTCGTCTGACAATCTTTTTATGATTGCATTGACTTCATCGGTCATTTTGTCCGTCATCACGATGATTTTTGGCTCTTTGCATTTTTCGTCTATCTTGATTTCAATTTGCATCGGTTCACCTCCTCGCTACGGTTACAGTATAGGAAAATCAAGAACCGATTTCTACCGATTCTCGATAGGTGGTCGTTTTAAGAACATAGGTGGTTTTTTTTACGGGAATCTCATACTGGTCTGCATGCCTAATATTAAAACCAACTTGCTCTTTCGTCCCTAAATTCGGGCAGGTCACTAT